AAGAGATCCATTTAAACAATGGATTGAAGAAACTCCAGAAGAAATATTTTTTAGTGTTAGTCCAAAATTATTTACAGTATCGGGAGAAAAATATGAAAAAGCAATAAAACCTGAGATAGTAGCAGAATACCAAAAATGTTCTGACAGAGGACAGTTAAAATTTGTAGTTGGTCATAGTGAAAAACAATGGAATGAAATGGAAGGTGTTATTGAAGAATTTAGAGATGCAGGTATAACTTATCCAGTTTGGGTGATGCCTGTAGGTGCAAGAGAAGAAGAACAAACTGCTAGTGCTGGTAAAGTGGCAGAGAAGGCATTTAAAAAAGGATATAATGTTGCCGCAAGAGTTCATGTATATCTTTTTGGTAATGCAATAGGAACATAAAAAACCAGTAGACAATCAATGTATATTCATATACAATATACAAACAAATGAGGCATATAAAATGGCAACAATAAAAAAAGCAGAAACAACAAAAACTAAAAAAACTGTTAAACCAAAAGCAAAAGCAAAAACAAAAAGCGAAAAGCCTTGGGTTAAAGTTTTAGACATGAATGTTAATCCAGAAAATCCTAGAAATGGATTTTTTGAACTAGACTGGAATGATGAGTTTGTTAATATGTTAAAGCAAAATGGATACGAAGGACAATCTGATACTGAGATTGTTGACAGATGGTTCCAAACACTTTGTAGAACAATCGGCAATGAGCAACAAGTTAATGTTGAAGGTGCTGGTTACATTAACATTAACAGAACACCAGACGGAAAAACAGAGGTATCATAATGGGATATTTTTTACTTGGAATATTAGTAGGTTGGTTAGTACCAAGACCAAAGTTTATTGGCAGAGCAGAGATCGCCATATGGTCACCTATTAAAAAAAGACTTCCAACATATATTCAAAACTGGTTTGGGTAAAACATAATGACACACATACTAATTGACACGGCAAATACTTTTTTCCGTGCTAGACACGTTATACGTGGAGATACATCTGAAAAAATTGGTATGGCTATTCATATAACAATGAACTCTATCAAAAAAGCATGGGCAGACTTTGATGGTTCTCATTTAGTATTTTGTTTAGAAGGCAGATCATTTAGAAAAGACTTATACGCACCTTACAAAAGGAATCGTAAAGAAACATTTGAAGCAATGACTCCTAAAGAAAAAGAAGAAAACGATGTATTTTGGGAAGTATATGATGATTTTTGTAATTTTATTAAAACAAAAACAAACGCCACAGTATTACAAAACGGCAGAGTTGAAGCAGACGACTTAATTGCACGTTGGATAGACCGACATCCTGAACAAAAACACCTTATTTTAAGTACTGATAAAGATTTAAATCAATTAGTAAATGAACGTGTATCACAATACAACGGTGTTACAGAAATTACAATGACACACGAAGGATGGTTTGAAGCAAAAACAGGTAAGCCTGTTATAGATAAAAAAACAAAAGCACCTAAACCTGCACCAAATCCAGAGTGGATTATATTTGAAAAGTCCATGAGAGGTGATCCTAGTGATAATATATTCAGTGCATATCCAGGTGTAAGAACTAAAGGCACTAAAAACAAAATAGGTTTAACAGAAGCATTTGCAGATCGTAAAGATAAAGGATATACTTGGAATAATTTAATGTTAAGCAAATGGGTTGATCACGAAGGAAAAGAACACAGAGTAATGGAAGATTATGAAAGAAATAAATCATTAGTAGATCTTCATGCACAACCAGAAGTTATTATACAAGAATTAGATCAAACAATAGATCAAGCAATAGCGGATAATAAAAGTATAGACCAAGTAGGAATTAGATTTATGAAGTTTTGTGGCAAATATGATTTACAAAAGATTTCAGAACAAGCACAATTATATGTTGAACCATTTAATGCAAGGTTGGTAGCATAATGTGGATGTTCTTTCAATACTTAAAAGATATGTGGTCTGATGCACTACCTTTTATATATGCAGTAATGATTGTAACAGTATTAATTTTAATATTAGGGCAGGCAATATGACAGTAAAAGCAAAAACACTTGTAAAAGATAAATTTTGGATTGTAGAAGAACACGGTCAAAAATTAGGTACTTTACAAAAGAAGGATAATAACGGATGGATATTTTTAAGTAAAGCAGATAGAAGACAAGTATATCATACACAAGAAAGTTTATTTCAAAGATTTGGTGTAGGTATATTTTCTCATGATATTAAACTTGGTGATCCTGGAGATAGTACTGTTGAAACAATAGAAAACGATGAAGGCACTGGATATACTGTACATGGATATCCTTGTTCACAAAAACCATTCAACCCAATGTTTGATGTACAAAAACAATTACCCATTTACACCAAAACACCAAAATCAAAAAGTTTATTTTGTGCAGGTTACTATATAATTTGTTTTGAAAAAGGATGGCGTAAAGCATATTGTCCAAAAGTAATTACACTTCAAAGATACGAATATAAAGGACCAATAAAATCAAAAATTGAAATGCAACAAATATTGAATAATGCTGTTAAGGATTACGAATCACAAAACCAAGATCTCGAATTTCCAAAGTGTGACAAGTTTTAAATTATGAGTAGTAGAATACAAACACAACATATCGAAGATTTTATTGCAAGGGTAAGAATGCTTCGTAATAAAAGAGACCCTAACATGACGTTGACTGCTCGAGAAGCCGAACAACTTGCAGACTCTTTGTCCCAAGTAATGACAAGACTTGTGACTATACAAGAGGAAATAATTAACGCACTTAAAACCGCTCAACAGTCAGCAACGGTAGACATTGAGATGGACGGCGGGGAGTTCAACAAGAAGTAGTCTATACAATTTCCGGTAAATATAGTATAGATTATGAGCAGACCAAAACCAAAAGTTATACTACAAAATTCAAACAAGGAAACGTACAAACTTGACGAAGTACTTGCGGCGGAAGGTATATGGGCAGTATTTTATGACGGTAAACCCATCAATCTTAAAACGTCTAGTCTTGTAGCAAACTACCCTGGACCAAAATACAAAAAAGTATCATTCTCAAATCCAGGTCATGCAGAAAACTTGGCTAAGAAATTAAACACTCAACACAAAACAGACAAGTTTGAAGTTTTCATATTAAAAACTGGCGATAAATTTTCTAGATAATTAAGTGTATGGACACTAAGACAGCCTATACTCGTACCTTCCTAATGCTCAAAGAACAATCAATGCATGACGAGAGTGTGAAAACTGCTTATTATACTTGGTGGCAAAATGTAAGAGAAAAATACCAGGCAAGATCTTTAAGACTTACCAAACTAGGGTTTGAATGGGTTGAATCTTGTGATATTAAAACTTACGATATTAAGTTTCCTGCTAAAATTATATTCACTCCACAAACATACCTATGGTTAGACGAGTATGTTGACTGCCCTTACTTCGTAGATAAGAAGAGAATCGTAGTAACCATGGAAAAAATGGCTCTACAACTCATGCTTTTTGCTGGAGATATCACAAAATACGGACTTGCACGGGCAATGAGCAAAGCAGACGAACAAAAAGACTAGTAAAACTGCGGTTTTTTAACGGTTGACCTATTACCGTTTCATGCTATAATAATATTATAAACAATTTAACGCAGGAGTGTGTAAATGGCAAGACCAAAAAACAAAGAACAAGCAGTAGGCAGTCAAAATAGAACTGTCACACCAAATGAGGCAATTTCAGCCTTAAAACATTGTATCAAATTGCAAAGACCTATAATGATGTGGGGTGCACCAGGTATTGGTAAATCAGATATCGTTAAACAAATTGGTGATGAATCAGAAAGAGAAGTTATTGACATTAGACTTCCTTTATGGGAACCAACAGACATTAAAGGTATTCCTTATTATAATGCAAAAGAAAATAACATGGTATGGGCAAGTCCGGCAGAATTGCCAACTGATCCAAAATCAACTGCAATTATCTTTTTAGACGAATTAAATTCGGCGGCACCGGCTGTACAGGCGGCGGCTTATCAACTTATATTAAACAGAAGAGTAGGACAATATCACCTACCAAAAGGTGTTTCGATTGTAGCGGCTGGTAATAGAGATTCAGATAAAGGTGTTACTTTTAGAATGCCTGCTCCGTTGGCAAACAGATTTGTACACATTGAATTAAGAGTAGACTACGAAGATTGGATGGAATGGGCAACTTTAAATCATATCCACCCAGACGTTGTAGGTTATGTGACATTTGCTAAACAAGATTTATACGACTTTGATCCAAGAGGATCTAGTAGAAGTTTTGCGACTCCGAGGAGTTGGAGTTTCGTAA